CGCACGTACCACGCGCGCGCCTCTCCCAAGGCGTCGCGCCCCTCGATCGTCAGCGTCGGCCCGTTGACGGCATCGAGCGGCACCACTCCGCCCGAGCGCCAGCGAAACCGCAGCGTGGTCCGCGCGTAGTCGCAATCGGTATCGTACGCGAGCAGCGGGTGGTCGAACCGGTCGGCGCTTTCCCAGATCAGTCCGGCAAGCGCGTTAGCATGATGGAACTCGAGCTCGACCCGGAGCGAGTCCGGCCCAGTCGTGACCACCGCAGCCATCATCGGTCGCGGGAAGTCGACCGTCCAGAAGCGCGGATCGAACCGCTGGATCCAGTCCGCCTGCTGCCCGTCACGCTTCGAGGCGAGCCAGAATGCCATGGCTTGGTCCTTTCGGGTTCGCTCGGCTCGATGCGGCCGCACCGGCGGTGCAGGGCGGCGGCATGATTGGCAGGGAGGCAGCGCAAGGATTGATCTAGGTTAACGCACCCGCAATCATTTGGCTGTTAACTGGGGCTCGGGTGAGTCAGGGTCAGGCTAGCGTGGCCCGGCACACCCGCCCCCCCACAGCATCCCGCCCTTGCTTTGAAGTCAGGGCTCCCGCAGCGCCCGCCGCACCGAACTGGCGATTTGGCGCGACGAGCGGCGCAGCGCGACGGGCGCGTCCGAGCCTTTGGGCTGGGCGATCTGGATCGAGACCCGGACATCCCGGCCCGTCGACCGCGCCGCAGGATCTATCCGCCCGGCCGCCGTCGGCACGAACACCTCGGGCCCGCGCTCGCCCACCAGGTAGGCCGCCCCCGGTGCCACCGGCCCGCCGGTCGCGCGGCCTGGCAATCCGAGCAGCGCGCCAAACACGCCCGAGAGCGCCGAGCCGAGCCCGCCGCCCGCCTGTGCCGGCCCGAACAGCGCACCGATCCCGCTGTGCAGCGCCTGCGCGGCGATCTGGCTCAGCGCGTCGAGCGCGATCCGCTTCAGGTCCTCGAACCCGAGGCTGCCCTTGCGGATTGCCGCCACCAGCCCGCGCTCGAGCACCGAGCCGGCCTGCGCGAAGCCGTCGACCAGCGTCGTGTCGACCGCGCCGCGCATCGTCTCGATGTCGGCCCTGAACCCTGCGGTGTTCGCGCGCACCTCGACCAGCAGGGCTTCGAGTTCCTCATCCATCGCCGTCGCGCTCCATCAGGGCAGCCAGTTCGCCGCGGCTCAGCGGCGCGCCGCCCGCGCCGTCGCCGGTCGTGAAGATCGCCGCCAGTTCGGCAGGCGTCGCATCCCAGAACTCGTGCGGCCGCCAGCCGAGCGCGCGCGGCACGAGGCCGGCCAGCCGCCCGGCGCAGGCCGCGAATGTCTCGCGCATCACCGCCCCTGGAGGATCTGCCCGAGCAGTCCGCGCAACGCCGGCGCGCAGCCGGCGAGTCCGATCGCCAGCACCGCATCTCCGACCGCGTCGCGCGTCACCCCGTCGCGCTCGGCAACGCAATGCCAGAACAGCGCCGCCAGCTCGACCAGCCGCAGCTGTCCTGCGCCTGCCCGCTCGACCAGTGCAAACAGCGAGCCGAGCTCCTCCTCGGCCGCGACGAGCGCCGCGAATGTCGGTCGCAGGACGACATCCTGGCCACCGATTCGGATCGCCGCTTCGCCGCGAATCCCGTTCGGCGTCATGCCGGCACCACCGGGCCGCTGCTTTCCAGCTGCAGCATGTAGTTGCGCTCGCCGTTGAAATCGCCCGCGTAGTCGAGCCGCAGCACGACGAACTGCCCGCGCAGCTTTTCGCCGTCCTCGAACGACAGTTCGTAGCGGTCGATCGTCCCTGCCAACGCATGCCCACGGATCGCCGCTTCGGCCGCGCTGCCGAGGAAGATTCCCGCCGCGCTGACCGACACCGAGCGCGTCCCCGCGCCCGACAGCAGCTCGCGCCAGCCGCCCGAATCCTTGTGCGTCACGACCACCGCATCGCCGTTGATCGACATCTGCGTGGTCCTGAGCCCGGCCACCGTCTGGTACGCCGGCGGCGTCGCGCCGTCGCCGATCTTGAGCAGGAACGCCGCGCCTTTCTGTGCAGTCATGGGAATGTCTCCTGTGAAGGGTCCTCCTCCGACGGGGAGGAACTAGTCGGCCAGCAGCCGGAACCGGTATTCGAGCAGCACCGCGCGCAGGTTTCCCGCGCGCTGCTCGGCGCGGGCGCGCAGGAATGCGATCGTCGCCACCGCGAACCCGTCCTGGCTGCGAGGAAAGGCCTCGACCCGCGCCTCGATCGCCTTGGTCGCCGCAGCCGCCGTGCCGGGATCGTCCCCACGGCAATGCAGCTCTAGCGCCACGCGCACCTCGCGTCCGGTGCGGTCCTTGGTGCTCCAGTCGCCGCTCGCGCTGGCGGCGATCCCGAGCCACGGCGGCGCGGCGCGCGCCGGCGCTTCCTCGGTCACCGCGTTGAGCAGGTCCGCCAGCACCGCGTCCGACCGCAGCCAGGCGATCAGCGCGGCGCGCAGGTCGGTTTCCATCGTCAGCGCTCCTTCGCGAACTGCGGCCACAGCAGCCGCGCGAGCCGCCAGCGGCGCGCCCCTTGCAGCCGCGCCTCGGCGCGTGCCTCGGCGATTGCCGCGGCCCTCGCTGCGAGCCGGGCGACGAATCGCGCGCCGCCGACCTGCCGTGCCGCAATCATGCGACCCGCACCCGCCGCCACGGCCGCCACAGCGCGGCGACCGCCGCCGGCGGCATCAGCTGAGGGCTGTCGCTCTCGCGTTGGCGGTAGTGGTGCGCGGCAAGCCGCAGCACCCCGTGGCGCAGCCCGTCGGGCAAGTCGGCCCACCCGGCCGCGAGCCCCGCGGTGAAGCGTACCGCCACGCGGTCGGCCGCGCCGCGTGCGGTGAGCCGGAACAGCGCCCCGCCACCGGCATCGAGGTCGATCGCGTAGTCCGCGACGGACAGCGCGAACCGCGCACCCGTCTCGGGAATCCCCTCGACCCAGGTGACGGCCTGCACCGGCCGCGTCGCCAGCACCTGCCAGTTCGTGCTCGCCGGCACGATCTCCTCGCACAGCTGCCCCAGCGGCATCAGCCCGGTGAACGCCTCACACGTCTCGAGCGCGGTCCGCAGCAGCGCGCCCAGCGCTGCGTCGTCGCCGCTCGTGGTCACCGCGAGCCAGTCCTTGAGCTCGCCCAAAGCCGCGCCCGCCAGCACGGCAGGCGTAATGATCGCGCGTTTCATGCGTTTTCTCCCGTGAAATCCTCCCCGGCACGGGCAGGGGGACCACCCGCAGGGTGGTGGAGGGGCGCGTGCCGCAAACCTTGCGCTTGCGGAGAGTGCCCCTCCCCCATGCTTCGCATGGGTCCCCTCCCCCTTCGGGGGGAGGCTAGGCCTCGATCTTCAGCAGCTTGATCGCCGCCGAATCGAGCACCTGCCCGCCGATCCGCTTGGTCGCGTAGAAGTGCACGAACGGCTTGTTGGTGAACGGATCGCGCAGGATCGTCGTCGCGCTGCGCTCGGCGATCAGGTAGCCGGCGCGGAAGTTGCCGAACGCGATCGGGAAGGCGTTCGCGGCGACGTCGGGCATGTCCTCGGCCTCGACCACCGGGTAGCCGAGCAGCCGGTCGGGCTGCCCTTCGGCCATTGCCGGCTGCCACAGGAACGCCCCGTCGTCGGTCTTGAGCTTGCGCACTTCGGCCAGCGTCGCCGCGTTCATCACCCAGCTCGCCCCCTGCCGGTGCCCGGCCTTGAGCGCGTGCACCAGGTCGACCAGCGTCAGCTCGATCGTCGAGCCGAGCCCGCTGGTGCTGCCCGAGCCGATGTACTGCAGCGTGCCAAACGCCCGCGTCGCGTCGCCCGCTTCCGAAGCCGGCTGCTGGAGGAACCCCTTGGGCCGGTTGACGCCGCTGCCGCCGACGAACGCCGCGCCCTCGGCGCGCCCGAACTCGGTGGCGATCTCGCTCGCCAGCCACGCCTCGAGGTCGAACGCCGCGTCGTCGAGCATCGCCTGGCTCGCCGCCGGGTTGGCGTAGAGCTCGCCGAACGGCGGGGCGATTTCGGCGAACGTCGGCGTCGCGGTCTCGGGCCGGCCGGCGGTCTCGCTGACCCAGCCGCTCGCGGTGGCGCCGAGCGCCATCAGCTTGCGATAGCCCGAGGTGCCGATCTGCACGACCTGGGCGATTCCGCGGATCGGGCTCACGCTCGTCAGTTGCCGCGCGATCGCCGCGTCGATCTCGTGCGGCACCGCGTAGCCGCCGTCGGCGGGTACGGTGCCCTGGATCGCCTTGACCTCGCTTTCGCGCCCGTGGCGCAGGTAGCCGTCGACGAAGCCCTTGACTTCGGCGCTTGCACGCCCGCCGTCGAGCGGCGCCCGCGGCCCGCGCCCGAGCCGGTCGAGCCGCCCTTTCACCTCGTCGACGTCGTCGCGAAGATCGGCGATCGCCGCCTCGGCGGCATCCTGCCGCGCCACCAGGTCGAACGACGCCTCGATCGCGTCGCTTTCGTTCTTGAAGTCCATGAAAAACCACCTTTCTTCAGGCACAAAAAGGCCGCCCGGAGGCGGCGGTTGGAATGATCCTCCCCGGACCGGGGAGGGGCACCACGCGGAGCGTGGTGGAGGGGCACCCTCGGGCTTTTCAGCGAACCAGGTGCACTCGCGCCCCCGGCTGCAGCGGGTGCGTCACCAGGCTGATCTCGAGCAGCTCGATGTCCTCGAGCACCCGCCCGCCCGGCGTCCGCCGGAACCCGCGCGCGCGGTACCCGAAGCTCAGACCGTTGACCGCCCGCTCCCGCAGCAGCGCCGCCGCGCGGCTCTGCATGCGGTCGATCCGCGCTACCACCCGCAGCCCGCGCCGGTCCTCGCGCACCGCCTCGACGGTCCCGATCCTCCGGTCCCCGCGGTGCTGCCACAACAGCGGCAGCGGCTCACTCCGCCCGGCCAGCGTCCGCGCAAACGCTCCCCGGCGGATCGTGTCCTTCGCCCCGTCGGCGACATCGAACAGCGCCGCGTACCCGGCGATCCGGATCACTTGAGCATCCCCGGGAACCCGAGCCGCACCGCAATCCCGATCAGCAGCAGTGCGAACACCCCGCGCACGATCCACTCGACCGCCGCCTTCCACGCGCTTGCCTTGGCCGCGCGCCACGCCGCGAGCAGCTCGCGCAGCGCGTCGATGTCCTTCTCCGCCCCCGCGTCGCCGAGCCCGATCCGGCTCAGCACTCGGTTGGCGCCCAGTTCGCTCGCTTCCTCGACGATCGCGCGCAGCGTCGCCAGCTCACCGCCTTCCTTCGCCGCCTGCGCGAGCAGTCCGGCCAGCATCTCGTCCCGGTTCATTGTCCGTCTCCTTTCGCCGGCAGGCCGACCAGCGCCCGCTTCTCGTGCCGGTCGAGGAAGTCCGCGCTCGCCAGCTGCAGCCACAGCCGCTCGCGGTCCTCGGCCAGCGCCGGCACGCGGTCGAGGTCGACCAGGAGCTCGAGCTTCGGCCACCACGGCCGCAGGCCTTCCGAAAGCCCGCCGAGGATCTTCCCCGCCAGCGGCAGCAGCGTCTGCCGCCACAGCGCGCGGCTCGCCTCGCGGTAGTTCGAATAGGTGTTGTCCCCTGGCAGCCCGAGGAGCATCGGCGGGACGCCGAACGCCAGCGCGATGTCGCGCGCCGCCGCGGCCTTGAGCTCGGCGAAGTCCATGTCCGCCGGGGTCAGCGCGAGCGGCTGCCAGCGCAGCCCGCCCTCGAGCAGCATCGGCCGCCCGGCATTGCCCGCCCCGGCGAACGCCTCGGTGAGCTCGGCCTTGAGCCGGTCGAACTGGTCCCCGGTCAGCCCCGCGCCCTCGCCGCCCTCCATCACCAGCGCCCCCGAAGGCCGCGCCGCGTTCTCGAGCAGCGCCCGGTTCCACGCCGACGCCGCGTTGTGGATCGCCACCGCCTGGGCGGCCGCCGCGAGACAGCCCGCGCCATAGTGATCGTCCGCCGGGTGGAAGGCCTTGAGGTGGATCACCGCCGGCCATCCGTCGCCGTCCTCTGCGGGCAGCGTCAGCACCTTGTCACCGACCGAGTACCGGTACCCCGAAGGCCACCCGTCCTCGCCCGCGACCACCGCCACCCGCTCGGGCCGCAGCGCGAACAGCTCTACGGGCTTTCCGCTCCCGTCGCGCATCACCTGCACGTAGCCGTTCCCATGC